ATGTACCAAGATCCACGCTTGCAGTATGTCACCTGTGCGGTGGCGGGGAATACGGACACGGGTCGCCAGAGTGCCACGCACCGCATGGCCTATTGGGAGTGGAACGACACCGGGGATCTGAACCACCCGCATGTGATCATCTGCGCCCATGGCCTGACCCGGCAGGGGCGTGATTTTGATGTGCTGGCGCGGCAACTGGCGCTGCAGGCGCGGGTGATCTGCCCGGATGTCGTGGGCCGGGGCTACAGCGATTGGCTGGAGGACCCCGCCGGCTACCAGGTGCCCTTGTATGTGGCCGACATGCTGGCGATGCTGCAGCAGGTACACCGCGCGGCACCCATTGGCAAGCTCGATTGGGTGGGTACCAGCATGGGCGGTCTTATCGGCATCGGCCTGGCAGGCGAGCCGAGCATCCGGCCGCTGATGCCCGCACCTGTTCGCCGTTTGGTACTGAATGATGTGGGGCCGACCATCGAGCCCTCGGCACTGGCGCGCATTGGCAGCTATGTGGGCCAGCACATGCTGTATGGCTCCGAGCAGGAAGCGGTGGCGGCCATGGGCCAGCTCTCCAAAGGTTTTGGCCCGCACAGCGATGAGGAATGGCTGGCGCTGTCGCGCCCGATGCTGCGGCCCGAAGCGGGCGGCAGTGTGCGCTTGCACTATGACCCGGCCATTGCGCAGCCCATGCAGGCGATGACGCCGGAGATGGCTGCCGCTGGCGAGCAATTGCTGTGGCGTTTGTACGAGCAGATCGACGCTGTCACCTTGGTGCTGCGTGGCGCAGATTCCGACTTGCTTTCTGCCCAAACGGCCCAATCTATGGCGCAACGTGGCCCCCGGGCACGGGTGGTGGAGTTTGCCGGTGTCGGCCATGCTCCCACCTTGGTATCTTTTGATCAAACGGCTGCAGTGCTGGCTTTTTTATGCGGTGCGTAGCGCACGTCCCTGTCAGGGCGTGATGGTGGTGACAACATGAAAAGTCTTACAGCAGTCGCTCAGCCCGCGCCCGGCGCGGAACATCTCCCCCCAGAACCCGTCTCGCCATTGGTGGCGGCCACTGCCAACGCCCTGCCGATGCAAGACAACGTTCTGGCGCGGGCCCGGGCCTTCTCTGTTCCGCTGATTGCAGAAGAGACGCTGGACACTGGTGAGAACGCACTGCAGCACGCCGATGCCGTCGCTGCCATCCTCAAGCATATTGGTGGTTCCGAAGCCATGCAGGCGGCCGCTTACCTGGTGCACACCAGCGAGCAGCTGAACAAGCCGCGCGAAGTCATCGGCAAGGCCTTTGGCGAGAGCTATGCGGTGCTGGCCGTAGAAACCGTGGCGCTGATGAAGGTGCAGGCCCAGGCGCGCCAAGCCGATGCCGGCCATCTGGTCGACGACCCGGCCACGCAGACCGAGAACATCCGCAAGATGCTGCTGGCATTCTCGCGCGACTTGCGTGTGGTGATGCTGCGCCTGACATCACGCCTGCAGACCTTGCGCTGGTATGCGGCCACCAAGGGCCCCGTATCGCCCGCCGTGGCGCGCGAAAGCCTGCAGGTTTTTGCACCGCTGGCCAACCGCCTGGGTATCTGGCAGATCAAGTGGGAGCTGGAGGACCTGGCTTTCCGCTTTCTGGAGCCCGATACCTATAAGAAGATCGCCAAGCTGCTCGATGAGACCCGGGTGGAGCGCGAGCTCTATATGGTGGGCCTGCGTGAGCGCCTTGAATCTGACCTGCGTGCACACAGCATCAGCGCGACCGTGGCCGGCCGCCCCAAGCATATCTACAGCATCATCAAGAAGATGCGCGGCAAGTCGCTGGGCTTTGACCAGCTTTTCGATATCCGCGCGCTGCGCGTCGTCGTGCCCACGGTCAAGGACTGCTATGCGGCGCTGTCCTTTGTGCACGAGGCCTTCAGCCCGGTGGAGTCGGAGTTTGACGACTACATTGCCAAGCCCAAACCCAATGGCTACCAATCGCTGCACACGGTGGTGCGGGACGAGCATGGCAAGGCCATCGAGATTCAGATCCGCACCCAGGCCATGCATGACCATGCGGAAAACGGTGTGGCCGCCCATTGGGCCTATAAAGAGGCGGGCACCAAGGGCTATGCCGGTGTATCTGCCACCAGCGACTATGACGCCAAGATTGCGGTGCTGCGCCAGCTGCTGGCCTGGCGCAAGGACATGGTCGGGCAGACCCAGGACAGTGGCCTGTTTGACGACCATATCTATGTGCTGACGCCCAACGCTGCAGTGATCGAGCTGCCCCAGGGCGCCACCCCGGTGGACTTCGCCTATTCGGTCCACACCGATCTGGGCCACCGCTGCCGGGGTGCCAAGGTCGATGGCCAGATGGTGCCGCTCAATACGCCACTGCAAAACGGGCAGACGGTGGAGATCGTTTCCGTCAAGGAAGGGCGGCCATCGCGCGACTGGCTCAATGCCGAGCTGGGCTACCTGGTCAGCTCCCGCGCCAAAGCCAAGGTGCGTGCCTGGTTCAATGCCCAGGTGATGCACGAGACAGTGAGCCGTGGCCGTGAGCTGGTCGAGAAGCTGCTGCAGCGCGAAGGCAAGACGGCCCTCAAGCACGACGACCTGGCAGACCAGCTGGGCTTCAAGACAGCAGAGGCGCTGTTCGAGGTGGTGGGCAAGGATGAGCTGTCGCTGCGCACCATTGAGAACATTCTGCGTCCCCCCGAGCCGGTGCAGGCCGATGATGACCTGGTGCTGAGCCGCCCACGCAAGGCGACGGAAGGCTCGGGCAAGGGCGGGGTGCTGGTCGTGGGCGTCGATTCGCTAATGACCCAGCTGGCCAAGTGCTGCAAGCCCGCGCCGCCCGATCGCATCGGCGGCTTCGTCACGCGCGGCAAAGGGGTCAGCGTGCACCGCCACGATTGCAGCAACTTCCGCGAGATGTGCGCGCGCAACCCCGAGCGCAGTATCGATGTGGAATGGGGACAGCCCACCAGCGGCCAACGCTCGGCCGAAGCGGTCTACCCGGTGGATGTGGCCGTGGAGGCCCACGACCGCCAGGGCCTGCTGCGTGATATCTCCGAGTTGTTCGCGCGGGACAAGACCAATGTGATCGGTGTGCAGACCCAGTCCGTCAAGGGCACGGCCTGGATGACGTTCACCGTGGAGGTCTCGGATTCGGGCAAGCTGGCCAAGGTGCTGGCCTCTGTGGCGACGGTATCGGGCGTCCGTTCGGTGCGCCGGAAATAGGGCCGAAAAGCACAATTTTCAAAAAAAGCCGCAACTTTCCATTTGGGTCGTTTTTTCTGGCTATAATTTGAGTCTTCAACGACAGGCGCGTAGCTCAGCTGGTTAGAGCACCACCTTGACATGGTGGGGGTCGTTGGTTCGAGTCCAATCGCGCCTACCAAATTTTCCCTCTGAAGAGAACCAGACTTCAGGATTCAGGGACATTTGAGGGACATTAAATTGTCCTTTTCCGATCAAACCGCCTTTTTTAGGGCGGTTTTTTCGTTTCCCAGCAGCTGTTCTAGCTTCGCCTTCTCCCGCCCCCGATCGGACCCGTCAATCCACTTGGCATAGACGGTGAAAAGCATCTTGGCATTCTTGTGTCCCATCTGCCTGGCGATGTATGTCGGGTTCACGCCTGCGCTCAGTGCATTGGTGGCATAGGTGTGCCGCGTCTGGTACGGCCGGCGCCAACGAATGCCAGTAGCTCGGAGAGCAGGGCGCCAGTAGGTGTCCCGTTGGCTGCGCTCATCGTGCCAAGGCCTATTTGTCCACGGGTTCTCAAAGATCCGGCGGCCGTGCTCACTATCCAGATGATCCACGCCGCCAAGCATCGTCCAGTGCTTCATAGCTTCGAGTGCGCCAAGGGCGCGGCTGACCAGGTCCACATCCCGGGAGTTGTAGGTTTTCAGCGGCTTCACTTCGCCTGAGGTCCTGGCGCGCGCCACGCGGATCGATGAGCTGGCCCAGTCCACATCACCCCAGCGCAATTCAATGAGTTCCTCTGGCCGCATGCCGGTCATGAACGCGAATTCAAAATAGGCCCACGCCCGTATGTCAAACCGCTCCTTTAAATTGGCGAGCACTTTCTCCATCTCAAAAGTTGAGAGGGGGTCAGGGGGCGGGATCTGGTGCTTACTGTTCTCAATCCCTTCCATGGGGTTATCCATATTGAGGCTGCGGCCGGCGAGCGCAAAGACCCCGCGCAGGCAGATCAGATAGTTATTCAGCAGCTTGGCCGATTTCCAAGGCGTCTTACCAACCTTGGCCGCCACCACCGCATGCGAGACCTGGTCCATCGGAGTATCTGCGCCAAGCAGATCTTTCCAGACAATCAGGGCGTTCCGATACTGGTTCAGGGTGTTTTTGGAAAGTCGGCCTTTAGTATCCAGCCACAGATCACACCAGCCGCCAAAGGTATGGGTGGGTTGTTTTGCTTTGGCCTGGGAAGAATTAGGGAAGTATTCTCCCCAGTCGAATGACCCCTCAGTTATTGCTTTGCGGACCCGGGCAACCAGCTTTGCTGCATACCGCTCGTTGATCGGGGTCGGTGGGATTTCCAGAGTGATGCGTTGCCGCACTCCATCGAGCGTAAAGCTCACTCGGATGGATTTTTCTCGTAGCTCTACGCCGTTGCCTTCGCGACCCATTGCTCAATTTCTTTCATATCAATAAAAATGCCGCCGTCTGCTTTTTTGTAGTGCTTGCCCAGGAGCCATACCCCTCGGGCAATCTTTCTCTCAATAGCTTTTACGGTTAATCCGGTAATGCTTGCTGCCAGCTTGATCGTCACGTATCGCGCTGGTGCCACTTGGACTGGAGCGTCCATCATCATGGTTGACCTCTTTTCTTCCCAGCAATCTTTGGAACCCCTGCAGCACCTGCAGGTTTCTCACTCCCCGGCATAGCCTGCAGGTTTTCGTCGGACCTGCGGGCTTCAACAACACCAGATCGCCGGTCATGCTCCAGCAGGGCCTTGCACAGCATCTTGTGGGCCTGACGCACGTATGCGGGCACCTGGTTGATCTTGTCGGCCTGCTGCTGGAGGATCTCGCCAGCACGCTCTGGGGTTGCCGCGCCATGCTGCACGGATAGCGCAGCGCCTTCCATGAAGCCGCGTTGCATGTGCTCATCCAGCATGTAGGCGCAGCGCAGCCAGGCCAGCAGCCGGCGCAGATGGTTCACCTGGGCCTCGGTCATGGGCATTGCTGGGATGTTGTTGTCGCCGGCCAGGATTAGATTTCTGCTCATGGCTGTTCCTTGATGACTTCCGCAGCAGCACGTGCTTGCTCAACCTGGTACAACGCCTCGGCCATTTCCAAAAGGCGTACTGGATCGGGCAGGCGCCCAGGCTTTCCCTTGGGTCCCGCGATCTCCAAACAAAACTGCATCACCAGCTCCTCCTGCCCGGGCACCATCGCATCAAATGTGGGCTCCCAAGCCGGCATGGCGCGCAGTGCGGGCAGCTGCTGGGCCAACTGATTGCGCGCATCGGTGTTCAGCCGATTGGCCATGTCCAGGCGCTGGGTGAGGGCGGCGACTTGCTGCTCGGCCATCACTGCGCGATTCGCTTGGGCGATAAGTTGGTCCTCTAGCGAAGCTGCCCGGGCGCGCAAGCTATCGAGCATGTTGAAGTCGGGAGCTTTTCCCAGTGGGGGCTTCCAGAGCATGCCGCCTTGATAGGTGTAGCCAAGGTTCTGCAGCGTGGAAACCGCTGCGTCTTTCTCGTTTGTCATAGCGCATCCTTTGAAGTGGCGGCCCGCGCAGCGGAGATTGCCTGTCCAGATGAGTCGAAACGGCAGCGTTCCAGGAAATCATCGCTTCGGTTGCTTGGCTGAGGCTCTGTCTCCCACTCGCCTTGCTTGTTCAGCACCATGCCATCGCGACGGACCGCCCATTGCACCGCGCCGCTCTGCTGTCTCGCACGATCGACGCTGCAACTACCCACGGCGTAGCTGGTGATTTCCGCATCACCTTCATCTGGCTGCAGGCATCGGAGCGTCAGCTGGTCAGCGTGTGCCCGCGCGAATTGCACAAACAGCGGCTCATCCGTCGGTGCGGTTGAGGCCACGAAGGCGCTAATCACATCGTCCACCAAAGCATTGAATTCGGCCGTAACTTGGAAGCCGTGTTTCTTAGCAATCGAGGCGCGCCGGGAATACAAAAGGCCTGGGGGAAAGCTCTGGCTTAGAGGCTCTACGTGCTCGATCTGATGGGTATCAGCCATGCAGCACTCCTTTGTCGCCCTCGGCGATGCGCTGGGCTGAGTGCAGAAGGTGGGTGACACCATGCAAAACCCCATCGTCTTTGCTGACCGCGAGGCATTCCAGCAGGGAGAGAGCAATTTCAAGGTCTCGGGAGAGGTAGGGCAGGTTGCCGGCCAACAGATCTCCCACTTCTTCGATCTCGAGTCTTTCTCTCGCCGAGTCGCAGAAGGCTGTCAGCATGTCGCGTGCAGCCAAGGTAATGCCATCCTGCAGCCGCTCGGCATGGCCGTCGAGAACATACTTGGCGCATTCCATGTGCTGCCAAGCATGGTTGTAGAGCTGCTTGAGCTGGTTGGGGGTGAAGCCGCTCGAGGGCGGACCTTCCTGGGGATGGGCCGGGCGTTTCACTCCCTTGCGCAGCACTTGGCCAACTTGGCATTCAAGGATGATGGCTAGCTTACCAGCCGCTGCATCAATGTATTTGGTGCGCTCCCGAGATTCAGCATCGCCCGGTACCAAGCGGGCAGCATTGATGCATGCCACGATGTCAAAGGCGTCATCGGAGGATCCATTTTTTCTGGCCGCAGTGGTGGCGAGTACCGCTGCGATGGTCAGCAATCTGTCGGATTCGCCACTGCATGCATGCTGTTCGGGGGTGCCGCAGGCCATGGTTAGCATATTGCCGATGTCGCGGAACAGCATGCTCTCACGTGTGACTGGGTTCGCAGCTGCGCTAGCTGCAGGTGTCGCCTGAGCCGTTGCTTTTGCCTTGGGCGCGCGGGCTTTGGCCAGGCGCTGGTCGATTACTTTGTTCATGCTGCGTCTCCTTTACGCTTGGGGGTAGCCGCGATGACGGTCTCGCGGTCTTTAGCAGTTCGACGTTCGCGGTTATCGCTTTTGCGCATGCTGTTGACCTTGCGCAGCGCGGCGCGCGCGGTTGCCAGCTGCTGGCGTTCGTCCTGCAGCATGTGTTCCTCGACGCCTTCCAATCGAAGGATGTGATCGATGTGCTTAGAGAACCCTTTGATGGCATGCCATAGGGCGATGGTGTCAGCGCGGGTGAGGCCTTTGGCCCGACGCTTGTCCTTTGTTTGCACCGCTGGCTGTGGTCCAGCTGTGAATTGGTTCGCCGGCTGACCTGCGAGACGATTGCGAATGAGGTCGCTCATGCGTCATCCCCTTTGCCGATCGCAGGAATCAAATCAAGCGCGCGGGAAGCCAAATCCATGGAATGCAATGCGGCATCGAAATACGCGTCATACCTGGATTGAAATTTCTCGAACTTGAACTTCCAGGCCGTCTCAAACGTTTCGATGACGTTGATCAGGGAGCTCGCTTCAAACAGTCTTGAGCTGAACTCACTCGTTTGCGGAATGATGTCCTGTGACAGCTCACCGACCTCGCCCAGCAAACTCTTTGCGCAACGAACCATGCCAAGTAGATCCTTGGCTTCAAAGGATTCTTCTCCAGCGTCAAGGAAGATCCAGGTGAGCAAGTCCACTACGGCCTTGGCTCTCCAGAGGCCCTCGCTTAGCTTTTCGTGCGTCTTTGCGGGCAGAGTGAAGGCATGCGCTTTTGCGGCGTGAGGCGCAGAAGCAGAGGGGGCTCGCCGGCCGGACTGCTTCACCATGGCTACGGTCTTTTCAAGGGTGGCGGCATTCATCATGCAGCTCCTTTATTTGCAAAGTCGGAGCCATGAATCCACATACTCAATTCACCCATGATCTTGCTGCCGGAGGCTTCATCAGCGACAGCACCCAAGAGCTGAACATGCAGCTGCGCGGCGTCGACCAACGTGGTGCGCATGGCTTGCTCATCTTCGGTGCACTGCTGCGCTTCCATGAGGGTGCGGTTGAGCGTATCGGCGATCGTGGCCACCCGCTGCAGCGCGGCGATGAGCTGCGCGTAGGTGTAGCGGTGGTTAGGGTCAGCTGTTCCCGCCTGCCGCGATGCCTGCTTGGCCAACGCATTAAGCAGCTCGCTTTCTTCATCGCAGGAGCCCAGATGATCCAAGGCTAGGCAGAGCGTGGAGAGCGCAGCATTGGAAGAGGCCTCCGTCACCAATGTGCGCTTCACAGTATCCAGCATGCTGAATCCGATATTTGTCCTCTCGGACCAAGCCAGGGCCAGGGCGTACAGCTGCTCAGCCTTGTTGTCGGCGTTCACCGGGGACGGGCAGCTGTTTGACGAGGCCAGCTCATGCTTGGTCGCGGGCCTTGTACCGCCTGGTGGATTGGCCTCCGCACGCGGAGGCGCAATAATAGCTTCCATGGTCTAAATCCTTGTGATGGTTTTTGATCTAGAAACCCTTGAGCGCTCTCACCTGCTCAGGGGTTTCGCCTTTCGGAAGGCGCTTCACTGAATTGGAAACACCGGGCCGGTGTAAAGATCATCGGGATCGATATCGGCATCTGCGATGAACTGCTCGATTTCCTCCACGGAGACGCCCGTTTTGTCGGCGAGCTGCTGGGCGGAGAAAATCGGCTGGCCGTCTTCTCCAACGTGAGTGGCATTGGGGATCAGGTCTAACTTTTTAGCCTCTGCATCCATCTGCTCGCGGAGGTCCTTGGGGGCAAAGCGAATCAACTTCGCGTAGAGGTGAGCATGCTGGGGCTTGTGGATTGCGTCCTCGCCCTCCTTCTCCACGATACGCTTCAGCTCTTGGCCTGCCGCCATAAAACGTGGATCAACTCCATCGGGTCCAGGGCGCAGGAATCGCGGATTGCTCTCTGGCTCGTGTTTGCCAGGATGCTTTCTCGCGAGCAGTGGTGGTGTCACGCTTGCACCGGCCCGGGCGTTGCTCAATTCCTCCTGCATGATTTGCCCTTGAACATCTTTCGGGATCAAGTCCATGGCCTCCTGCGCTAGGTTGGCCAAACGCCGGTTCGGCTCGTTACGGCGCATCAGATTCCATACAGTGCTGGTGTGCTTGAAGCCGCGCTTCTCTGCTTCCTGCAGGATTCGTTCGACCATCCGCATTGCGTTTGCGCGGCCTGTCGGGGTGGTTTCAGCTGGATCGCCAAAGATCGCATCTCCAGTCATCAGGAGCACGCCGGCCAGGTTGAGAAGGTATCCCTCGCTGCCGTCTGGGTTGGGGGTGAACATGGGTTTTTTAGTCATACGGAATCGCATTTCATGTCTGGTTGGGGCGCCGATATGCAGGCGATGATTTGGAGCAGGCTCGACTTCATTGCGGCGCATCGAAAGCGATACGCTCTCGGTGGCGCGATAACGAGTACAAGCGAAGGGGGGTGTGGACGGAGTTCATGCTGCGTCTGCTTGCTCCAGGCTGTGGTGGTCGAGCGCGGCGCCTGTGGCGTGCGCTTCAGCGGGCAAGGTTGCCGCGTGTGGCGCGGCAGCGAGAATGATGCTGTTCATGGCGCGACGAACACGCATGGCATGCTCGCGGCCTAGGGAGTGTGCCAAGGCCATCAGGCCAGCTTCAAGAGCGTCAGTGGTCGGCTGACCAACAAGCTCCAGCGCCTGATCTGACGTATCGATCTTGAGTGTGGTATCCACGGTCGAGTGAACGCGGCTGCTCTCGACTTGGATATCGCACCAGTCGGCTAGGCTACGCGCCTGGTCTGCCCATGCCTGAACCATGACGGCTGCAGCACGTAGACCGCAGCCAGCGGCAGGCCAGCGGCCCGAGTGGATGGCGTTTAGTGCCAGGGCGCAGCGACGGCTGTGCTGCTCCGGCGCCGTCTCAAGCAGGACGGCAAATTCAGTGGTGTGCATCTTCGCTCCATGCGCCATTGATAGAGGCGCCGGAATGAAGTCTAGACAAACTGGAAAATCAAGTCAAGTAAAACTGGATCAAATTCTAGATGCCAATGGTGGATACCAAAGGGACTGGGATGCAATGGCAATGACCGGCCAAACTTTTTGAATGTCCTGCTTATCGATCGTTCTTCGGTCACCTTGGAGGGTAGCGAAGATCCAAGAGGTTCCTTGCTCGCTCAGGAACTCCAGTATTTGAGAGTGCTCCATCTCCTGATCAACGATGCATAGCTCACCGAAGGCAGGCCGGCCATCCTCTCGAACGATCAAAAATTGATGGTGCTTGATTACCGGATGTCCTCCGTCACCCTTAATCCTGATTGCCAGAGCTCCGGTTGCATTGATGCCGCGCAAGCTACCCTGGAGCGCCTGGAGATCCCATGCAAAGGTGGATCCGTCGATGGCGGCTTCGCCCAGTACGCTTAGGCTCCCCAAAAATCCCTCGCCAGTTCGAGGCCGCGACACTAATTGTCCAGAGTCGTCTAGCTCCACCTCATGGGGCAAGGGGAATCCTGTTTCTGCTGCTATCAGTTGTACCTGTTCATAGCTAGGGGAATGGCCACCAACTTCCCATAGTCCGACATTTGACTTTGAACGACCTACGGCCTCGGCAAGTTGGACGAGGGTCCAACCTTTGTGTTTGCGTGCTCGACGCACCCAGTCTTTAAGTTCCATAGTATTGATCGTAGAGGATTGCTGGAATTTGTTTTCCAGTATTTCTTGCATTAAATTTCCAGTTAATCTAGACTTCTGCTATCTGTTTATTGAAAAACTGGAGCAATGATGACTCACCCTGTTGATCGCGCGGTTGGGATAGTTGGCACCCAGGCTCTGCTTGCCACTGCGCTTGGAGTCAGTAAAGGTGCTGTCGGCCAATGGAAAGAGGACGGGCGGCGAGTACCGGCAGAGCATTGCCCGGTCATCGAAGAGATGACTCGTGGGGCTGTGCGTTGTGAAGAGCTTCGTCCCGATATTCGATGGGATGTACTGCGAAATAAGCGAGGAGCAAAGCGAGCACGTGCCGCCAAACCTTCAGCCATGGAGGCCGCGCATGCCTGAACCAATCGTTTCCCTAGCTGACATCCAGCGCGAAGCCGAAAAGGCAGTCGAAGCTGGACTGTGTCCCTATGAGGCGTGTCTTTGGCCTGCTGATTCTGCAGCTGCCCAAATCTTCCATCGTCAGTTCCGGGCCCTGCAAGTTGCGCGACCTGCTGCCTTCGAGAGCTCTGCCAATGCCTAGCAAGCTGATTCCAAAACCGGCGGGCAACCGGTTTCATCGAACAGGTCGTGTGGCCGCGGGCAGCGTCACTGTTGACGACCGTCCTCGAATCACCAGCATGCCATCGCGCCAAAACATCTCGACAGACGAAGTGGTCATCACTCGCGTGTTGGCCCCTGTCACTGCATCGATGTTCGTGGAGAGGCTTGTCTTGGCGCTGTTGTGGAAGGCTGCAGATGTGAAGTTGTTCATGGCTCAGTCAGTGGTTTGTTTGTCGATGACTGAATCATCTTTTTTTTGGCTCAAAAAAGCACCCCTCAGGACCCCTCAGCTTGAGGGGGGCTGAGGGGTAGGCCGATTTTTTTATTAAATTTCAAAGAACTATACCTATGAAGACGATCTACGAAGACGAGTACGACGCACTGGCTCAAATGATTTCCAGCAGCGAGAAATCAGCCAAAGAGCTCGCGGCCTATCTCTACCCGCACATGAAGCTTGACTCTGCACACGCGCGTCTGCGAGCTTGCCTGAACCCGGAGAAAGATGAGCGCCTCACTTTCGGGCAGATCATCGCCGCCATGCGCTTTTGCGGTTCGTTCGATCCGCTTTTCTATGCTTGTGATGAGACGTTGCACGCCCGGCCAGATCGGAAAGCTGCTGGTGACCAGGCAGCCCGCATCGCGGAGACCATCGATAGCGCCACTGCGACCCTGAACGTGGCGCTCAAGGCTCTGGCCAGGCTACAAGCTCAAACAGGCGATGCAGCGCCGCTCTAGGCAGTTGCATAGCTGATGTCATGACGAGTTTCGCCACGGCCAGGGGAGGGGTAGCTACCCAACCCGCAACGCAGATCCACCACCTGCCGGCCGCTGGCCCTTTATTTGAGTGGTGCATATGAAATGTATTGGTGTACACATGAAAGACAAGCAGGACAGGGATACACAAGAGTCAATCTGGAAACAGGCCCAACTGCGCGCTCAGATGTGCGAGGCGACGCTTCTGCGCACAGATCCCGCTGATGGACCTCGTCGCTATTTGTGTTCCTGGGGCGACGCGCTCATCTTCCACACCTTCTCCAACCTTGAAGATGTTCAAAAGCATTTGCTGAAGATCGAAGCAGACTTCGCCGCTTACCAAGCGAGCAAAGAAAACTCCAAACCTCTCTCTGCGGAGGAGCAACAAACACATCTGATGTGGGCGAAGCTCGGCGCACTTTCCTCCACGATTTCCATGTTGGCTAAACAGCTCGGTGGCGAGATGCCAATCTCGCGCGCGAAACTGATCATGGCGGAGGCCGAGCGCCGCAACTATTTGAGTGAGCTGAAGGCTCGCCATGCGAAGGCAGTTCGTGACCGTCTCCAACTTGCAGACGAAATTGCCGCTGTGACGAAGCGTCCTCCGCGCTATGCAGAGTATTTGGCGGCTGCGCGCGCGCTGGACGAACAGTAGGAGTTGGCACCTTTGAACTACTACGAGCATCACATTGGAGATCACCTCAAGAAAACGGTGCATTTAAGCGCGCTGGAGGAGGGGATTTACCGCAGGTTGCTGGATCGGTACTACACCACGGAGCTGCCGCTGCCAGAGGATATAAGGGAATGCTGCAAGCTGGCCCGGGCTACTTCCAAACCCGAGCGCGATGCAGTGCGCGATGTGCTGAAGGATTTCTTCCTGCTGTGTGATGGCGGCCATCATCAGAAGCGCGCCGATGAGGAGATCGCACGCTTTAAAGACAAGCAGGCGAAAGCAAAGCGCAGTGCAAACGCACGCTGGGATGCACAACGTACGCAGTCCGAAGGCAATGCGAACGCATCAGAACTGGATATGCGTTCGCATATGCGGACGCAATCCGAACGGAATGCACCGCGCGCCCGTCCCCAGACTCCAGTAACCAGTAACCATACAGTAATACCCCCCTTACCCCCCACGGGGGCAGATTCGTCAGCTCCAGATTTCTCGCTCGAGCCATGTGACGGACATGTCGATCCTGAGGATCGAACGAAATCCGACGAGGGGTACAGCGTTGCTTTCGAGGCAGCTTGGAGTGCGTACCCCAGTCGCCCGGGGCATTCGAAGTCGAAGGCTTGGTCAGCGTGGAAAGCTCGGATCAAGGCAGGCGGCACGGAAGATTCGATGCTGGACGGCGTGAAGCGCTACGCGGCTTATTCCGCGACCTGCCATACGGAGCCGCAGTTCATAAAACACGCCTCTACGTTCTTCGGCCCAGACATGCACTACCTGAGCGACTGGACACCTCCAGCCAGCAGCAGAGCTCCCATCCAGGGCAAACAATTCGACCCGCATCGCGGTTTTGATCAACGAAATTACGAGGAGGCGCCACATGGCCAATTCCCAGGATGAATCTTCCCGCATGGGGCGCTGCCCTGTGCATGGCGACTACGAAAGCCGGCGTGTTTCGCCGAGCATCTGGCTCGGGTGTCCAGCCTGCGCAAAGGAGGCTGAAGAAGCTCGGAACGCGGCCGAGGCTTCAGCGTTGGCACAAGAGGTCGTGCAGCGCCGCTTGTGGCTCAGCGGGCTGCAGGGGCGTTTCGTGCATGCCAGGTTCGAGAATTTTGTTGCGCACAGCGAGGAGCAGAACTTGGTGCTGCAAGCCTGCAAGGACTTCGTTGAATCTCTGGATGACCAGCAGGGGGGTCTAACCTTGGTTGGGCAGCCTGGTACCGGCAAGACGCACTTGGGCAGTTCGATGGTGAACGCATTGATCCGGGACCATCACAAGGCAGCGATGATTTTCAGCAGCCGCGAGATCGTGCGCTTGCTGCGCAGCACATGGGGCAACCGGCCGCAGCCTGTCGTTGCGCGCTATGCCTCTGTTCGCGGTGAGTACGTGACCTTGACCAGGCCTGAGACGGAGGCCGGCATGCTTGACATGCTCGCGCATGTGCCTCTCCTCGTCATCGACGAAGTGGGCGCGCAGTTCGACACCAATGCAGAGATCGTGCAGCTGTTCGACGTTATCGATGCTCGGTACAAGCAGCAGTTGCCGACGGTGGTCCTTTCGAACCTCACTGGCACCGAACTCAAGGAGACATTGGGCGATCGGGCCTACGACCGGCTGCGCGAGGGCGGCCGCTTCTTGGTGTGCAAGTGGGAGAGCCATCGCCGCGGCTATGTCGGTTCATGACGAACGCGCAAATGGCATTGGGGCTGTCGAGAGAATTTACGAAGCCCTGAAAAAAGGAAAGCCACCCGAAGGTGGCGTTTCCCGGTCTGAGACCTGAGCAGTCAAATTGTACCGAGGAAACATGATGAAAACTAACGCGGTTGTCGGCACTACCAGCCAAATTATTTGGAGCACTGTCATGGACCTCCGCTCGGCAGGCCAGGCGATCAGTCGCAAGCGCTTGATGGAGCTTTCGGACATGCCCTACACCAAGGTCGACGACCACGTCAGCCGCTGGATCGAAGAGGGGCGCATGCGGCGAGTCGTCGATGGTGTTTACGAAGTCGTTGACCCGATGCCTGAGCCCCGGGCGGTGTCGGTCACGGATCTGCCAGACGGCATGACGCTGGTAGAGATCGGCGACCAAGAATTGCGGCTGTGGCCAGCGGAGGCTCGCGCGCTCGGCCAGCGTATGGCCGGCAACGCATTCCAGTTCACGCAGCTGCAGACTCGTGATGACGTTGCAGCGCTGCTGGTAGAGGCCACGGTGCGCAATCGAGCCCTGGCTGATCGCATCTACGATCTTGAGCGCGAGCAGAGCCGGATAAAGCAGCACGCATTCATTTGGACACCCGAGCGCATTGCACTTCTCGGCACGGCCAATGACCGCGACATCGCTGAGCAGCTCGGCATTGACACTCGGAAGGTTGAGCGCGAGCGAGGAAAACGCGGTATCCCAAGATTTCCAAGGCCGCCTAAGCCCAGCGTAGCGGGAAGCGTGCAGGACTCGATTCAAGCTGAAGGAGCGCAGGTTCAATGACGAAAGAACGAATCCTTTCAGTTGAAGCAAAGCAGCTCCTGGGCAAAGTCACGGACACTCAATGGGGCGAAATGTTCGGTATGTCGAGGAATGGAGCGCGGGCAATTCGCCTCAAGCATGGCATCAGCTCTTGGCGGGTCTCTTCAAGGGAATCAACGTGGACGCCGGAAAGGCTCGCGCTCCTCGGCACGGCTACCGACCGTGAGGTTGCAGCTCAACTAGGAATGAAAGTTCACTCGGTTACCAAGGCTCGCAGTGTGCGTGAAATTCCTAGCCACTTCCCTTCAAAGAGATGGATCGAGGCTGAAGTCAGAATGCTAGGCGCCGAGCCTGATTGGATAGTCGCTGAATGTCTGGGCCTCCCGATTGGCAAGGTAAGAGACGCACGTAGGTTAAGGCGTATCCCAGCTTGGACGCCTTGGACCGAGCACTTCGTGCAGCAGCTCGGGCGCATATCAGACGGAGAGCTTGCAGAGCTGATGGGGATCAGAAGGGAGAGGGTCCGAACTGAACGAATCAGGCGAGGTGTGGCCCGCTTCTCCGACCAACGTGTAAATCCTCTTGAAGACCATCTTGAAGAACTCGGACAAGTTCCAGACTCCGAGATCGCAGCGAGATATGGCGTGAACATTCATTCCGTAGCGAAAGAGCGCCAGAAGCACGGCATCCCTTCCAACAGATCGCGCAATGCGTGGACTGTGGAGGAGGTTGCGCTGCTTGGCAAATACTCAGATGCAACTGTGGCCAAGATGACCGGCCGCAACCGCGCCGGCGTGAAGATGGAAAGGCATAACAGGCGGATACCAGGTATCGATCCGCGCGATGCGCCTCGGCTGCACAACGAGGCGAGTGCAATCGCCGAAGCTCTGCCCAAGTAATACTATCTTTGCCAGTCGGCTTGTGCGTGCAACTGGAAGACATGGTCAGCTGCTACCTGAGTGCATTCGAGGTTAGGATGACGGCTTACGGCCAGAAGCCGCCATTCGTCGTCCTCCCCCCCAATCTACCTATCCCTATGAGTCCAATAACTTGGGACGATCTTTTTGTCGATGCGACGGACCTCGACTTCCGCACGCTTCTTTCCGAGTGGCCGAGTGAGGTCAATGGCCAAGTAGCTCCTATCGGAGCGTCCGTCTTCGGTGACCTATTCTTTGAGCGACGGTCAGGCGAGGTCGAAAAATTGGACGTGCTGGAAGGGGGCGTGCATCGTGTGGCCGCGAGTCGTCAAGAGTTTGCAGCTTTGATGAACACCCTGTCTTGGCAGGAGCAGAACTTGTTAAGCAATGGCGTGGCGTTGCTTAAGGAACGTGGCGTAACGCGTGCTGCAGGGCAATTCTTTGGCTTCGCGCCTCATCCCGCTTTTGCGGGAAAAATTGACTGGGCAAGGGTCATCGCTTTGGACGCTGTAGTGTGGAACTCGATCTGCGCTCAGTCCTTGAACAGGCCCCTCGCGCCGTCCGACCCAATGGCACCGCCGAGCAATTCACCGAGCAAGCCTTGGTGGAAGCTTGGGCGGGGCTGAGGATTGAACGGCTGCTTCGGGTCGTTCAGAGACGGTCAGAACCAGCTTGTTTTAAAGGTGGTAGCGGTTATCGTAGCGCCAAGCAACATCTTGCCACTTGCCGTGCGTGTGATCTTGGTAGGCTTGGTAGAAGGCGAAGAGCATGGTGAGTACGCCTAACGTGACGGCGGCCAGCGATGCCCAGTCGTACATCGTCAGCGAGTCCCCTGGTTGAGGGGCGTATGGCATTGTATAGATGCCCTCTTGCAGCATAGCTATGCCGCGGGCACCGAGCAAGAAGCACATGCCTGTCGCAAGCGGATATACAAAGCGCCAAGCCTTCATTTTCTTAGCTGTCTTGCCGCTGTTGAAAAACCAATCCATAGCTGAGCCCCCAGTGTTTTGCTTCATTGTGCCGTCATGAGAGATGGCAGCCTAAATGATCTCCCTCCTGCGCTAAAGTTCAGCCATTCTCAACAACCGGGGTGTGGCTATGGGTGGCAAGGATGAATTGAGCGGACTGAATGCGGAAACCAAGGACCAGTTGGATGCGCGCGTGCGGATATGGAAGAGGGTGTTGTTCGGTGTGGCGGCCTGCTTGGTGGGGGTATATCTCGTTTACTTCGGATTGATCCTTGGCCAGAATGCAGCCACAGACGCCGATAAGTGGGGGCAATTCGGCGACTTCGTGGGCGGCCTGCTAAATCCCATCGTGGCTTTCGCCGCGTTCTTCTGGCTGACTGAGTCGGTGAAGCTTCAGAAGCAAGAGTTGGCAGACACCCGCGCGGAGCTAAAAGCTGCAGCCCTAGCACAGCAGCAGCAGGTGGAGAATGGACGGATTACTATCCAGATTGCAGCACTCACTGCCCTCGCCCAAGACGCTCGAAATGAATATGACCAGGCTCGAGCTCTCGTGGAATCAATTTCAGCAAATAGGCCTGCTGCTTCCGAGTATGTGGCACGTATGATTTTTGACCAGGACCATGAGCGCACATTGGCGCTTCTCAATGTCCGAATAGAGCAAGCAGGTATTGACCAGAAGAGCTACCTGTCGGACCTCAAGCAGATGCTGGCAGATCAACGGGAATCATCACCCGTATAAGGTTTCCAAACTCGTCGCCGTCCGGTAACCATGTGAAGCGTGGAAACCGGACAACCTCAAAACCCCAAGCAAGCGCCCAGCACCACGGGCACCGAATCTCAGCCAACCGATTGGGCTGGGATTCAACACGGCTTCACCACCACCAATGAGCCACTGCGGGAGATCGGCAAGCGGTTCGGCGTAACCCATGCCGCCATTGGTAAGCGGGCACGCAAGGAAGGCTGGACGAGGCCGGAGAAGCAAAAGCCGGTATCCATCAAAATGGCCGCGCTGGACCCGCGACACCAGCGCTTCGTCCAAGAGTACCTGGTGGACCTGAACGGCACCCAGGCGGCCATCCGGGCCGGCTACAGCGCCAAATCCGCAGCGGAGCAGGCCCACCACCTCCTAAGACATCCCCACATCCAGGAGGCAGTGGAGGAGGCACAGCGGAAACTGCAGGACAAGCTGGAGATCAACGCTGAGCGCGTCATCCAGAAGCTGGCCACCATCGCCATGGCCGACCCGCGAGAACTGGTGCAGAACAAGGTGAGCTGCTGCCGCTTCTGCTACGGCGTGGGCCACAAGTACCAGCGCAGCGATCACGAAATGGAGGGTGATCGCGAGGAGTGGGAGCGCCAAGGCAAGGACCCCCAGCACTTCAACGAAAAAGGCGGTGCCGGATTCAGCCTGGCTCTACCCCCCGTGGAAACCTGCCCGCATTGCGCTGGTGACGGCGTATCTCGTGTAGTGCTCAAGGACACGCGCAATCTCAGCCTAGCCGCCCGCCTTCTGTATTGCGGTGCCAAGCAGACCAAGTTCGGGGTGGAGATTCAGATGCACAACCAGCTTGACGTGCTGGACAAGCTCTGCCGCCACCTGGGCATCTATGCGACCGACAACTACCAAAAGTCAGACCCGCTGTCGCTGCGCACCATGACGGATGCGGAGCGCGCTGTGCGCATTGAGCGCATGCTGGCCGATAACCCGGCCATGCTGGGCGCGCTGAACAGTGTGTTGGGCCCAGGGGGTGAGGCATGAGTCCAAAGGTGTTGCCATCCTCCGTTGAGCTCGTGAAGCGGCTCAAGGCGCTGCCGGCGGCGCAGCGCGAGCAGTTGGATGCACTGCTACGCATGGCCGATCCTGCTATCTGGGTTCCGCAAGCGGGGCCGCAGTACCAGGCATTCAACAGCCCCGCAGACATCCTCTTCTACGGCGGCTCGGCCGGCGGCGGCAAGACCGACTTGCTGCTGGGCTTGGCCTCTACAGCCCAAGAGCACAGCATCATCTTCCGGCGCGAAGCTGTGCAGCTGGTCGGTATCGAAGAGCGTATGAGCAAGATTCAGGGGTCGCGCAACGGCTACAACAGCCAGAACGGCGTTTGGCGCCTGCCAGGCGGGCGCGTGATGGAGCTTGGCAGCGTCAAAGAGCTTGACGACTGGATGAAGTATTCAGGCCGAGCTCACGACTTCAAGGGATTCGACGAGGTTACCCACTTCGCTGAATCCCAGTTCCGCGCGCTGATCGGCTGGATGCGTACGGACAACCCCAATGTCCGTCAGCGCGTCGTGTGCGCGGGCAACCCACCCACCACAGCAGAGGGCGAGTGGGTTAAGCGCTACTGGGCAGCATGGCTCAATCCCATGCACCCGAACCCAGCCAAGCCTGGCGAGCTGCGCTGGTACATCACCAACGAGCAGGGCGAGGATCAAGAGGTTCCAGGGCCTGAGCCCGTCGAAATGAGCGGAGACATGGTGCAGCCATTAAGCCGCACCTTTATCCCGTCCAGCGTCAATGACAACCTGTTCCTGATGACCACGGGCTACAAGGCCAAGCTTCAGGCGCTGCCCGAGCCGCTTCGCTCCAAGATGCTCAAGGGCGACTTCAACGCAGGCGCAGAAGATCCCGTCTGGCAGTTGATACCGACCGATTGGGTGAAGGCTGCGCAGGCGCGCTGGAAGGATCGCGAGCAGAAGGGGCCGATGACCGCCCTGGGCTTTGATCCATCCCGTGGCGGCCAGGACAAATCCTCGGTGGCACGCCGGCATGACCGCTGGTTTGACAAGGTGGTGACTGCGCCTGGTGTGGTGACCAAGGACGGCCCCACAGCCGCCGGGTTCGTTACGCCCCTGGTGCGCGACGGCGCGCCGATCGCGATCGACAGCATCGGCATCGGCTCCAGTGCTCTCGATTTCCTTGTTGGCCTGAACCTCCATGTGCATCCGGTAGTCGGCTCAGAGTCGAGCAGCCTCATGGACAAGGCCGGGCAGCTGCACTTCCGCAACAAGCGCGCCGAGATGTACTGGCTGTTGCGTGAAGCGCTGGACCCCACCGGGCCAGAGCCCATTGCTCTACCGCCTGACCAAGAGCTTCTGGGCGACCTGACAGCGCCTCAGTACAAGGTGGTGACCATGGGCAAGGGCGCCGCCATCCAGATCAGCAGCAAAGACGACATTCGCAAGGCGCTCGGCCGCAGCCCAGACAAGGGCGACAGCGTGGCCATGACCTTTGTTGGCGACATGCCATCACCCCGTACCAAGCCGACCAAGCCCAGCTGGAGAGACAGCCTCAGCTCGCGTGCTGGTCATTGGGACCAAGCCACATCCTGACCATGAACAACCTCAACGTCATCTACTCCCCCGGCGATTCAGCTGCCCGTGAGAACTGGCAGCGCTACGAGTATGGCAAGTTGCGCGGCCACCTGGACTACATGCCGCATGCCATCCGCTGCGAGGAGATGTACCTGGGCGGCGGCCGGCAGTGGACAGCGGCGCAAAAGGCGCAGCTGCAGCGCGAGCGCCGACCCGCCTACGAGTTCAACCAGATCAAGCCATCGGTGAATTCCGCCATTGGCTACCAGATCCATAACCGCGCCGACATCGCATTCAAGCCGCGGGGCGGCGATGCGGACCTAAACACCGCAACGATCCTGTCCAAGGTGACGATGCAGGTGGCCGACATGTGCAATCTGCATTGGCACGAGACGCAGGCATTCTCGGATGGACTGATACAGCAACGCGGCTACTACGAGCTGCGTATGGACTTCGACAAAAACATCCAGGGCGAGATCGTCATCGGCACGCTCGATCCGCTGGACGTTGTCCCAGACCCTGACAGCAAGTCCTATGACCCAGACCAATGGGGGGATGTGATCATCACCCGCTGGCTGACGCTCGATGAGATTGAGCAGCTGTACGGCAAGGCCGCAAGGAAGGCAGCCGAAGAGAGCAATGACGGTGGCCGCGACTTTGGCGATATCGATGACGAAGTGCCCCGCAACAAGTTCGGCAGCCGGGACCGTACCGGCTGGACGGACGCCATGGCCCAGAAGGATGATGGCCTGGAGCGTTACCGCATCATCGACCGCCAGCGCTTCGTCTATGAGTTCACCCAGTGCCTGGTCTGGCCAGCCTCGGGAGATGTGCAGGTGGAGGCCACCATGGCCGCCGACTCCATCGCTGATGCCCTGGCCAACGGGGCGGTGCGCGCCAAACGTATGAAGCGCCGCATAAAGTGGACGGTGACCACGTACACGGCCACCCTGCATGACACCTACAGCCCCTACGAGCATTACACCGTGGTGCCGTATTTTGCCTACTTCCGGCGCGGCCAGACCGTGGGCATGGTGGATGACGCCATGGGCCCGCAAGAGGCGCTCAACAAAGCGGTGAGCCAGTACGTCCACATCGTCAACACGGCTGCCAACAGCGGCTGGATCGTGCAGGAAGACTCCCTAGCCAATATGACGCTGGAGCAGCTGCAGGAGCAGGGCGCCAAGACCGGCCTTGTGGTGGAGTACAAAAAGGGCAGCGCGGCGCCGGTCAAGATCCAGCCTAACCAGGTGCCCACTGGCATCGACAAGATCATTGATCGTGCAGACAAGGCACTCAAGGATGTGACAGTGCCTGATGCCATGCGAGGCAGCCAGGGCCCAGAGGTTTCAGGCATTGCCATCCAGTCCAAGCAGTTTGCCAGCCAGCAGCAGCTGGCCGTGCCACTGGACAACCTGGCCTATACCCGCCACCTGCTGGCCGTCCGCATTCTCAAGCTCATCCAGCGCTACTACGACAGCTACCGCGTGTTCCGCATCACCGAGACCGACCCGATGACGGGCAAGAAGGTGGAGCAATCGCTGGAGATCAACCGGTTCGACCCGATGACCGGCGGCTACTTCAACGACGTGACTGTTGGCACCTATGACGTGGTGATCACCGAGCAGCCAATGCAGGTGACCTTCCAGAACAGCCAGTTCCAGCAGGCGCTGGAGATGATGAAAGCCGGGGCTCCCATTCCACCATCTGTGCTGGTGCGCTATTCCAACCTGGCCGACAAGCAAGAGATTCTGTCCGCCATCGAGGGCAACAAGCCCCCAGCCGACCCAGTGGCTGATGCGCGTGTGCGCCTGCTGCATGCCCAGGCCCGCCAGGCTGATGTGCGAGCTACAGATACCCAGGTCAAGAGCCAGTACAGCGCGGTGCAGACGGCGCAGGTCATCGCCCAAACGCCAGAGACCGCAACGCTCGCAGACGGCCTGCTGCGCTCGGCCGGCGCGGTGGACCATGACGCTGCACCCATCGTGCCGCAGCTGCCCGGGCCGCTGCAAAGCGTAGACCTGCCGAGCAATACCAATCCCATGACCCCAGCCAGTCCCGCCATCGGGCAGGAGGCAGGGATAGAGACCCCCGGCGCTGATGGCGTCCGTGGCAACGCTTAACCAACCACTGTGAGGAAAGAACCATGAACATGTTGCTGTTGAAACTGATGAAGCGCCTGAACGAAGCCGGTGATGACGGCTCCGATGCCGGCGGCACTGCCGCTGCGGTTGAGGTGCTGGACGACGACGAGGGCTACATGCAGAAGAGTGCAGAAGAGCGCGCCCGCCTGCGTGGTGATGACGCCCGTGGCGCGGTCAACCCTGAAGCGCTGGCTGCAGTTTTGGCCAAGGAGGATGCCTCCCAGCTGCCTTCCGATGGCCGGCCGACGGATGCAGAAGATGCAGACGCCTCTACCAACAGTGGTACCGGCATTCCTCGCGCGCGATTCAACGAAGTGAACGACCGGCGCAAGGCTCTGGAGACTGAGGTGGAGCAATTGCGCGCCCAGTTGGCCAGCGCTCAGCCAGCGGCAGGTGCAGCACCGGCACAGCGTCAACAGCATGCACCACAGGCCGCTCCTGAGCCGTACGACATCGAGGCGGCTGAGGAGCGCTATCTGCAGTTGGTGCTGGACGGCGACACCAAGGCCGCGACCAAGCTGCGCATGGAGATCAATGGCGTTCTCCATGATGCAGCGTATTCCCGCTATGTCCATGAAACGAGCGCTCGGCAGCAGACCGCTGCAGCGCACAAGACCGTGGCCACCTTGCTGCAGAGCTATCCCTGGCTCGAAGGACCGGAAGGTGCAGAGGCCTTGGACCTGATCGAGGCCTCAGTGACCATGAAAGTGAGTCGGGGGGCTTCTCAGGCGCGTGCCTTGGAGGAGGCTGTGAATGCAATTGCTCCTCGCTTTGCGCCTGGGGCTCACCCGATTGGGGGTGTACGGGCTGATACCCGGCATGTTGATATACGCCCACAGCGCGCTAATGAGCGCGGCGCTTTGGACTCTCAGCTTCAGCCGGCACAACTGCAGGCCGGGCTGGGCAACAGAGCCACTGCACCGCAGATCGATGGAGTCAAGCTGACGGATGAGGAATACGAAGCCTTGCCTGAAGCAGAGCGCAAGAAATTGCGCGGCGACGCGGTCTGATGCGTGCAATCGGCTGCAGGGCTTCACCCACCTTGCAGCCGAATATTCAAAGGGATGTCGCCCCAGCCGGGCGTTAAACAGGTTGGTGCTCTTGGCCACCTATGCCATGTTCTCGCGATGGGCGGCGTCATGTCCCGAAAAGAAATCGTCAATTTTTGGAGCATGACATGGAAACGAATTTTGCAGCATTGACCCCTATTCAAAAGGTTTGCTGGGCCCGCGAGACCTGGAACGCCGCCCGCGACCAGATGTTCTTGAAGAACTTCTCGGGCAAGGGCGACAACAACGTGGTTCAGATCATCAAGGAGCTGACCAAGACGGAGAAGGGCGATCAGGCCATCTTCCAATTGGTTGCCGATCTGGTGGGCGACGGTGTCGCAGGCGATAACGAGCGCGAAGGCAATGAAGAAGCGATGGACTCCCATTCGCAGATCATTACCATCGACCAGCTCAGCCACGGTGTGAAGAACAAGGGCAAGATGTCCGACCAGCGCACGGTGCTCAACTTCCGTGAGCAGGGCCGTGACAAGCTGGCCTACTGGTTGGGCAACCGTTGCGATCAGCTGGGCTTTCTGACCCTATCGGGCATCAGCTACGCCTTCAACAATGACGGCTCCCCACGCATCGGCTCGGTGTTCCCAAGCCTGGCCTTTGCCGGCGACGTGCGTCCACCTTCCCCCAAGCGTTCACTGATGTGGGATGGCTCTTCCCTGCAGGTGTCCAGCACCGGCAGCATTACCAACGCTTTCGTGCCCAAGTACGGAATGATCGTGGATGCCGTGGCCTATGCCAAGACTCATCGCGTCAAGCCGCTGATGAAGAACGGAAAAGCGTACTACGTCATCTTCGTGCAGCCGGGCACGCTGGCTGAGCTCAAGAAGGATCCCGACTACCAGCGCGCAGTGGTTGCCGTGGCTACCAAGACGGGTATGGACTCGCCTTGGTTCACCGGTGCGACCGTGACCGTTGACGGCGCCGTGATCCATGAGCACAACTTGGTGTACAGCACTCTGGGCGCAGCAGCTGGTTCCAAGTGGGGCGCCGGCGGCAACGTGAACGGCACGCGCACGCTGTTGTGTGGCTCTCAAGCCTTGGCCATGGCCGACCTTGGCCCTGGCGATTGGGTGGAGAAGCTGTTCGACTACGACAACAAGGTGGGTCTGAACATCGACAAGATCCTGGGCCTGCTCAAGCCTGAGTTCTATTCCATCTACGACAAGTCCGTCGAGGACTTCGGCGTGCTGTCCATCGATCACTACCTGAAGGGCTGATGCCAGTACAGCGGGGCCGCTTGGCCTCGCTCCCTTTTTTGGAAACACGGAGCAAACCATGTCCATCAAGAAAATTGCCGGCCGCCAGGAACTGATCGTGGCCACCATGCTGATCGCCTTTGGTGATCCCACTGCCTATGGCACGGCCGAGGGCGCCATTGATCTGCCAGGCGGCGCTGTCGTCGTTGGCGGCGATGTGACCGTCATCACCCCTTGGAACAGTGCAACCACTGCCACCCTGAAGCTGGGCGATGTCGGTGACGATGACCGCTACACCGCAACCCCCATCGACCTGAAAACCGCTGGCCGTACCGAGCTGACAGTCAATGGCTACAAGACCCAGGTGGCCGGCTCGATCAATGCGCTGCTCGCCCAGACCGGTGCGGCTGCCACTGCCGGCCTGGCCCGTGTGACGGTGCAGTATTTCGTGGAAGGCCGTTCGGCTTTCACTCAAGGCTGAGCTTCTCCTCAGTGGTCGGGCCTTTAACCGCCCGTTTGCCCGTTGGCTTCGTGCCGACGGGCCTTTTCTCAGGACACAACCATGAAATTCCGTTCCCCTACCGAAGCTGATCTGCATGTGGCGCTGACCAGCGGCCATACCCTGGTGATCGCAGCCGACGACGATGGCACTGAGGTTCCCAGCATGTTCCAGCGACAGGCCATTGCCCGTGGTGCTGTGCTGGTGGATGGCGGCACCAGCGAGGTGCGCACCCAGATCCTAAGCCGCCAACTCGAACTGCAGGAAGTGCTGCAGCAGATGATCGCTGAAGGCGACAAGGCCAACTTCACCGCCGATGGCAAGCCCAACTTGATGAAGCTGAAGGCCAAGGCCGGCTTTGAAGTGACTCGCGCCGAAGCAGACGCTGCATTCGCTTCCATCAGCGAGGCTTGACCTATGACCGTCGGCGAACTCATCGAGTTGTTCAGGCTCCAGGCTGAGGATACAGTCGGCCCATACTTCTGGTCAGACTTAGAGATCGTCGCCTTTCTGAACAACGCGGTGCGAGAGGCCTGTGAGCGAGCTAAGCTTATTGAGGATGTTGAGACGGCCAACTTGGCACCAGGCGAAGTCTTCTGCAACCTCCATCCCAGTGTGTTTGAGTCCAAGAGGGTGACTTGCGATGGCCGCTTACTTGAGGAGTCCACTGTAGAGGAGCTCGACCGCAACTATGTGAATTGGGAGAGCCAGACAGGGCTGCCACGCTATTACGTATTTGTTCAGGCAAACGCCGTTGCTCCCGCGAAACTGCGGCTTGTGCCCACCCCGAACAAGTCCACGATCGTAAAGGCGACTGTCTACCGGGGCGCTCGTACAGAGTTGACGCTGAACTATCTCGGCGCTATTCCCGAGATTAATCCTCGCTTTCACACCCGTCTGCTCTATTGGGTGCTGCATCAGGCATTTATGAGGCCTGATGCTGAAGTGTTTGATGCTCGAAGGGCTGCAGATTCGCTAGCCATGTTCGAGCAATCTTTTGGTGCCCGTGTCGACGCCAATGTGCAGCGAAAACAACGCAGCAATCGCGAACCAGTTGTTCGCTGCTCTTGGTAAACCACGAGAAATTGATAGGACCGCTTATGCGACAAGCACATTCCGCCGCATCGCGCCTTATGGCGGCAGGCGCTCGCCCCGGGTTCAAACACGGCGGCGTTGTCCGTGGGCCTGGTAACGCAACCTCTGATTCTGTAGATGCCAAGCTCTCCGATGGTGAGTTTGTTCTCCCAACTGACACTGTCCGCAAGGTGGGTGTCAAGCGTCTGCAGGATCTGGTTCAGGCTACTCATGCGCCCACCGGCAAACCAAAGAAGCGTGGACACTATGCCGACGGCGGCCTGGTCACAGAAGAAGAGCAGAAGCGTACTGCTAGCTTTGGTGACGCGGCTGCCGCAGCTTTGAATCCAGATGTGCAGCAGATACCCAGCGCACCCCCTGCAGCACCAGAGCCGCCGGCGCCGGCCGCCGCCCTGAAAGGTGAATCTGCAGCCGCACAGATCCCTATGGATTCTGGTCTGCAAGCGCCGAAGCCAGACGGCTCCATGGACAGCGTGTTCAATTCTGACACGGGCCGGAATTTGCAGGCCATTGCCAACTCAGTAGGCGGCCTGGGCGGCGCCCTCCCGGCCATCGCAAGAACCGGCGGAGCTATCAGTACCTGGCTGGGACGTGCTGGTGGTGCTGCTGAAGGCGCAGCTGCTGCTACGGTTGGAGCCGCTGGCACTCCGGCCATGGCTAGTGCCATCCCGAGTGGTGGCACCGAGAAAGTGGCCAACCCAGAAAGCAGCGGCCTCGTGACCCCAGATCCTGGATCGAATGCGGCCCCCGCATCCTCCGGCCAGGCTGCGGCAGTACTGCCGACTAACTGGGATCGAACGGGCATGACAAATGCGCAAGTAGGTCAGGCCAACCCTTCAGGTCGTGTACGCATGGAGCGTCTTGCCGATGGCTCGATGTCGTTTAGCGGTGGCGATGTGTCAGGCCCTGTCTCTTACGTCAATGGGCAGGGAAATGCGCTTCCAGGTGCCGGCGTGGATGGAAGTGGTTTCGGTGGCTTCCAAGTCTCACCTGGTGGTGCGCAGGTTGGCTTGGGACCTAATGGCAGCTATGTCTTTTCGTCTGATGGAGGCGGCGCAAACCGTTCTCAGGCTGGTGCTGTTTCCGGCTCTCGGCAAGAAGGTCAAGCATTGCCGGAAAGCCCATCGCTGCCCTCAGGCATGCCGCCTACATCACAACGCAGCCCTGTGGGCATGACGGTAGAGCAGGCTCAGCGTGAAGGCCTTGTCGGCCCCCGGATTGGCTACAACCCTGCCTACGACCAGCGTCTGCAGTCTCCCAGTAGCGCCCAGGCAGATCAGACCGATGTACCTCAGCTTGTTGCGCCCCAAGTGGCCAACAGCACAAATGACTATGCAGCGCGCAAGCGGCTGGAGAACCTTGCCACCTCGGCAAGCAGTATCACCAATACCAACCGATGGGGCGGCCGTGGCGCGGAGGGCAGCCCCGCTGCTCGCGCTTATCGCGCCGAGCTGGCCAATGATTCTGCACTGCAGCAGGCCGGACCGGGTTTGGAAAACACGGCATTGCAAGGTAATGCGGGGGTGCAGCGCGAAAGGGTTCAACAGGTCGGGGCTAATCAACGAGAGGCCATGCGAAACTCTGTCGATCAAGGCCGACTGGCAATGGAGCAAGCGGCGGCAGCCGAACGCCGCCGAAGCCAGGCCAGAATCGAACAGGCTCAAGAAGCCATGTTCACCGCGTCTACGCCTGAGAAGCAGCGTGCCGCACAGTCGCGGCTGTTGGCGCTGATGGGTAAAGGTGAGGATCTGAAGGACCGCTTCGTCACCGTTGGCGGTGGCACATACGTTCAAGACGGACAGACCATGAAGGAGCCTACGTCCATCTACGACGCTGTGAACCGGCAATGGTTGCGCCCCCCTGCGTCAAGTCAGCCAAGCACGCCGCCGGCCAAAGACAAGCTCATCAACGGGCAGATCTACAACCTACCCGACGGAAGAAGCATGCGCTGGAATGGCAAGGCATTCGAGCAACCACGATGAGGCTGGAGCTGGCCGCCGGCCTCGCGTGTCTAGTTAAGGCGCACTAAGCTTTTCGAGCATTGTGGGATCACTCAACAAATCTAGAGGCATGTGATCTTTTTGAGGCACTTCCTGCAACTCTCTCCAATAATGAAATGGCGCGCCGGGCCACGCAACCCTCAGTATTTCTGCTTTCTGCCATTCAGCTATGTGCATCGCCAGGTTCAAAAATGGAAGGGTATTAAAAATGAAACTTCCATTTTTTGCTTCCAGGATGGGCCCCTGGACTTTGGTGTTTTCTAGTTTTCCATAGTGTGCAGTGGAAGTGTGTGCGATCTTGTGGCGTTGTGTCAGCCACAAAGCGTTGATCACCTTCTTGAGGTCGTCTATCTCTTGATCGCCTTTGGGCGTCCCTTGGTTTGGGCTGAGGTGATTGAGTTGTTTGGCTACAAACGGGGCAATATCGCTGATATAAACCTGCTTTGCTGGCGTGTTGTTCTTGGCGAGATCGATGCTCACGCACAACTCGATGAGGCCAAAGGCCGTCATTGCCATGCCGTAGCACATTCGACCATATTCATCGCCGCTTTGTGTTGCAGCTAGGTAGCTGTACGCATCCTTCCTAATGGGGACAAGCGACTCAGCCAGGTAGTGCGCGAACTGCTCATTTTCCGGTTTACTAGGTGGCAAAGGCTTAGGTGCTTGCGTTGGTGTTGGTGCTGGCATATAGCGTGAGTTCCGTTTACGGGATTTCTTAAATTGGTGGATTAGAAGTCGGCATTGGCGCAAGCGACTTTGACTGCGGGAACTTATACCTTAGTTTTAGGTAAGTCCCCCCCTCTAGGCGTGGACTACGCTGAAGCTTCGGCGAACACTGAAGCATGGCCACCAAACCCATCTCCTATGAAGACGCCTTCGGGCTGCCTCCAGCTCCGCCTCCTGCTGCGCAAGCAAAAACATCGGCGTCGGACGGGAGCGTTAGCTACGAAGAAGCATTCAACATTCCCCCTCCCCAGCCTGCTGAGCCGGGCTTTATCCCAACGGTAAAGCGGACTGCAGGGCAAATGCTGACGACCCTGGCGACGTCCGCCGAGGATGTGACAGGGCCAAACTTCGCCACCAAAGCGCTTCAAGACACGGGGCAGGGGATCATCGATCGAAACCCTGCAGGCGTCCGCAAGCTTGCCGACATCCTCGAGAGTCCCTGGCTGGCCACGAAAGAAGCAGTTGGCCAATTGGGCCCCCAGATCGCAGCCGCCGGCGCTGGTGGCTTGGCCGGGGCTAAGGCAGGCCGCTCGCTGGGATCTATCGCGGGCCCAGTCGGTGCAGCCGCAGGCGCTGCTATCGGCGGCGTGGCAGGCAGTCTCGCCCCGATCTTCACCCAGGAATATGGCGGCATCCGCCAAGAGCAGCAAGAGTCCGGCCAGGAAGACAAGGCACGGGCTTTGGCCGCCGCCATCCCTGCAACAGCGCTTGAGCGCATTGGTATGGGCCAGGCCTTGAAGGTCGCCAAGGGTGTCGGCCTGGGCCCCGCCACCGTGCTCAAAGAGGCAGGTAAGGGGGTGCTCAAGGAAGGCGCGACCGAAGGCGCACAGAACATGATCGAGCAGTGGGGCGCCTTCAAGGATCCGCGAGAGGCCGAGAACCTGGAGGACACGGCCTTTGCTGCAGCCATGGGCGGTATTGGTGGCGGCGTGATGGGCGGTGCATCGGGTGCTGTGGACCACATGCGCCAGAGAGGCCGTAAGGCCGACACTCAGCCCGAGGCGGTAGAGGACAGCCCTGGCGGCAAAGCTGCGCCGGACAGCCAACCTGAAGGGCTTGGGGCCATGCCGAACGCAGCGGCACCAAGCAGCACGGAGAGCGCAGCGCCTGGTGGTGAGCCCACCCCTGATGCTACTCCACCCTTGACCCCGTCGCAGGCGATGGGGATCGATCCTGCCGCTGGTCCTTTATCCAAGGCTGCTGCCGCATCCGTAGATCTGTCGCTGGAGCCGATTGCAGCACCGGTGGCCACCGAGCCCAATAGCGCAGACATCGCAGCTTCGTTGGCCAGGCTGCCAGCAGAGCAGCAGCGACAGGCCGCAATGATCCGGGCTGACCTGGCCAACGAGGCCCTGCCGCCCAGCGTGCGCGCCTTCCGTGAATCCGAGCTGAACGCATTGGCAGAGGCTGCACCGCCTGTAGAGCAGGAGCTGGGCCCAGAAGATATGCCGGCCGCGCCGGTGCTGGCCGGCTATGACGCTCGCCAGCGTGGCTACAATGCCGCTCCTCCCGCGCCTGGTCGTGCCCTCGCCCTGGAGCCCTTGGAGGCCGCGCAGTTTGACAACGCCATCGAATTCGACCAGCCGGCCCCAGAGGCCAGCCAAATCTCTGGCCGCATTGCCGAACTGGCAGCTGCGCAAAGCATTGAGCCAGGCGCTGCCATGCGTCTCAATGAGGCCCATGCGATCCGCCGGCGCGCCGCTGACGAAGGGCTGCCCCTGTCTGTGGTGCCCCATCCAAGCGGGCGAGGCTACGACGTTCAACCCTCTGCACTGCTGACCCCTGAGCAGCAGCGCTCTACAGCGCCTGAGGGCCAGGGCGCTCTGCCCTTTGACGCCAGCCTGTCTGGTCGGATGGTTGCCGGTGAGGCGGGTGTGAGGCCAGAAGCGCGAAGTGAAGCCGTGGCGCTTGCCAACGCCGCGCAGCAAGAGCGTGCCGCCGTGGAGGCGGCGCGGCAACAGCGCACAGATCTAGGCCTGAGCAATTTCACCCCGGTTCGACCTATCGCCGGTGAGGGCGCGCAGACCGCGGCGACACAGCCAGCGCTTGCATACGACAACGGCCCCACTGGCCGAATGATTGCCACGGCAGAAGGCCTGCGACCTGAACTGCGCGCCGAGGTGGTCAACCGTGAACAGCAGCAAGCGGGCGCCGGCGCTGCAGCGGCGGCAGGCGGCGGCGCCGCCAATGCCGCCAGCGGCACCGCTACTGCCGCGCAGCAGCAAGCGGTAACACGCATCAACGGCACCCCATTTCTCACGCAGGAGGCTGCGCAGAAGGCGGTCGAGCGCCAAGGCCTGGCGGCATCGCATGAAGTGGTCCCTGCCGGTGGCGACCCATCTCTGGGCTATATCGGCCAACCGATCAGTGCCCGAGCTCAAGCAACTCAAACCCCATTCAACAACCCAGAATTCGATGGAGCATCCAATGGCACTCAAGCCGATCAAACCCAGCAAGCTCAAGCGCAACGCCCGCAAGACAGCGGAACGCAAGCAGGACAAACATTAACGCAGGCCACCGGTGGACTGGCTGCAGCTGACGCACAGCGCCGCAACTACCAGCAGGCCGAGCGCAAGCGCACTGCCCCAGGCCGCACGCTGCGCGCCAATGCCGAAGCGGCCAATCCCATGCGTGCATTCCTTGGCAAGCATGGCGTAGTGCCTGATGTGCGGCGAGACTTCGCGCCCGGCGCGGCCGAGCAGCGCGGCGCTATGGTGCCCGGCTTCGGTCCCATTTTCCGCAAGTCCGGAAAGCAGCTGGACCAGTTGGCACAGTCCGCCTATGAGGAGGGCTTTATCCGCTCGCCCGACGCAGTCCAGCAGTTGGAAGATCTGATGCACCGGGCCATGCGCAATGAGCGCGTGATTGCCCAATACCGGCCAGAGCAGGTCGATGCGGAGATGCAATCCCGTATTGCGCGGCAGCAGGCTTTGGAGGAAGATGCAGCTGTCTCATCGATTGAGCAGCTGGACGATGCGACGCTCTTTGCGCTGGAGGACGCCGATGTGGTGTTTGATGGCCCAAGCAACATGAGCGCTGAAGATGCCATGCGAGCGCTTGGCTTCACCGAACAGGAAATCCAAAATGAACTTACCCAGCAACCCGGAACAGCGCAAGAAGATGGCCCAGGCCGTGGCCGCGCTGATGAAGTTGCCGCAGGCCAAGCGCAAGCAAGCGCTCCAGCAGGTGATGGAACGTCGAGGCCTACAGCCCAGCCAGAAGCCAGCAGCTTCCGCCTAACTTCGCCCACCAGGGCCGACCTGGTAGCGCGTGAAGAGGCGCAGCGGCAGGACGCCGCTAACCAATCCCGATCTGAAAAAGAGTCTCAGCGCCGCGCCCAGGCCGACGCCGAGCGGGATTCCTTTGCCCTGACGGGCAGCGATCGCGCGACCGATGTGCATGCCGCCCAAGGCCAGCAGCAGCTCGGTGACGGCTCGGGAACAGTGTTCTTCAACAGCTCCAGCGAAAGCTTGCCCGAGCGTGGCCTATCCCTTGAACAAGCCCAGAAAGCGGTCAATGATGCCCTTGCGGGGCTCAGCAACCCGCCACCAGTTGATGTCGTGCTGCGGGCCGGGGACCTTGGGCAAGGGATTCCGGACTACGTGAAGGGGGTGAGGAAACCCAACGGGCAGCTTGCTGTCGTCGCTGGAGCGCACAGCAGTTCCTTGGATGTCGTCGAGACTGTCTTTCATGAGCTTTTCCACCATGGTTTGCGCAACATTGTGTCAGATGCTGATTATGTGCAGACGATGCTGGATCTGGCAAAGCGTGACGCACGGGTGCAGGAATACGCCAACCAGTGGAAGCGGGAAGCGCCCGAGGCCACCCAGCAGCGCGAGGAGCTGCGCAACCTGGGATTTACCGGCCGCGAGTTGAATGGCCGCTATGAGGCGCTGGCCATCGAGGAGGGTCTGGCAGTGGTGGCCGAGGAGCTGCGCGCCCAGAAGCAGGCAGGAACGCGTCTGGGGCTGCGGGTCCGTACGCTGGCCAACTGGCTCGCCAGCGTGGCCGACAAGATGGGGATGAACCGCCTGGCCAATGCTGTGCGCAACATGACCTACAACCAGGCAGAGCGCTTCGTGCTTTCGGCCATTGAGCATTCCGGCGACACAGCGGCCGCGCGCAATGCCGCTGGCGACGTGTCCCGGTTTCGCTCCCGTGGCGATACCCCCATGGGCCAGCGTGTTGGCGATGCCCTCAAGTCCGTGACCGTGACGAACATCAAGCAGCAGGCGGGCTTTAAGGCAACCGACCTGCGGCCGCTCAGCCTGCAGATGCTGGGCCGCCGTCAGCTGGTGGACGTGTATGGCGCCATGCTGCCGGAGATGCGCACCTATAACGACCTCATGGCCCGCATGGACGCGGACAAGAACGAGGCCGGCGCCGGTGCCGACCAGCTGGCCAAGGACTGGGAGAAGCTCAAGGACGAGAACGCACTTGCGGACCTGATGCACGATTCCACCCTGGCGCAGATGGATCCGGCCCAGGATTATGTGCAGGGCGACAACCGCGTGCGCTATGTGCAGCTGCGCAAGCGCTATGAGGCGCTATCGCCAGATGCGCAGGGCGTCTACCAGCGGGCCCGCGACATCCATCGCAACCACATGCGGGACGTGCGTGCAGCCATCAAGGAACGCATCGAGCGCTCCGAGATGGGGAGCGAGCGCAAGGCGTCGATGCTCAAGCGGATGGATGACGAGTTCTTCGGCCATATCAAGGGCGTGTACTTCCCGCTGGCCCGCTTCGGCCAGTACGTGGTGGTGGTCAAGGATGCCGAGGGCAAGGTGGCGAACGTCAGCCGCGCAGAGACCATGCGCGAAGCCGACACCACCCGCAACCAGCTCGTGGCGGCCTTTCCGGCAGCCAAAGGGTTCACAGTGGGCAAGGTGCTCAAGCTCAAAGAGTTCGTGGCCGACCGGGACACCGTGGGCCGTGGCTTTATGGAGCAGCTTTATGGGGTGCTGGACAAGCAGGGCATGGAGCCCAAGCAGCGCGCCGAGCTGGAGGATGCGCTGGGCCAGCTGTATCTGTCGTCGTTGCCGGATCTCTCTTGGGCAAAGCACGGTATTCACCGCAAGGGCACGGCCGGCTTCAGTCAGGATGCACGCCGGGCCTTCGCTCAGAACGTCTTTCACGGGGCCAGCTACCTAGCCAAGCTCCGGTATGGCGACCAGCTGCAGGACCAGCTATCCGAGATGCAGCGCCGCGCCGACGAGGGCGTGACCGATCCCGGCTTTGATTCGGTGAAGGCCCAGCAGGTGATCGACGAGATGGCCAAGCGCCATGATGCAGCCATGAACCCCAAGTCAAATGCGGTTTCCACTGCGTTGACCAGCTTGGGCTTCATCTTCTACCTGGGCCTGTCGCCAGCGTCAGCGATGGTCAATCTGTCGCAGACAGCCCTGGTGGCCTATCCGGTGATGGGCGCCAAGTGGGGCTTTAGCAAGTCCGGCACGGCCCTGCTGAAGGCCAGCCAAGAGACGATGCGCGGTAAGAACGACATCACATCTTCGCTGAATGCCGACGAGAAGGCCGCCTTTGATGAGGCTGTGCGCTCGGGGGTGGTGGATGTCACCATGGCCCACGACCTGGCCGGGATCGCTCAGGGCGAGGACCAGAAGGTAACCAACAGCATGCGCAGCACAATGCGCTGGGCCAGCTGGATGTTTCACCATGCTGAAAAGTTCAACCGCCAGGTGACCTTTGTGGCGGCCTACCGCTTGGCCCGGGAAACCGGCGCAGACAGCAAAGCCGCATACAGCCAGGCAGTGCAGGCCACCTATGACGGCCACTTCGACTACAGCGCGAACAACCGGCCACGCTTCATGCAGGGCAACTGGCAGAAGGTGCTGCTGCTGTTCAAGCAGTACAGCCAGAACATGGTCTACACGTTTGCGCGCAGCGCGCAGCAGTCGCTCAAAGGCGCAACCCCAGAGGTCCGAGCTGAGGCAAGGAAGACGCTTGCAGGCCTGCTGACCAGCCACGCCATGGCAGCCGGCGTCCTGGGCCTGCCTATGGTTACCACCTTGCTTGCTGCGGCATCCATGCTTGGCGGCGACGATGACGAGCCATGGGATGCACAGGTGGCACTGCAGAACATGCTGGCCGACACCTTCGGCCAAAAGCCGGCCGAGGTTCTGGCGCATGGCTTGTCGCGGCTGACGCCTTGGGACATCTCGGGGCGCGTCGGCCTGGATAAGCTGATCTTCCCCGATGTGCAAGAAGGACTGGAAGGCCAGCGGCTTGGCGAGGCCGCAATGACCGCGGCGCTGGGACCGGTGGCCGCCATTGCGGTGAACGGACTCAAGGGCCTGCAGGACATGAGCCACGGCCAATACCAGCGGGGGCTTGAAAGCATGATGCCCACAGCTTTGCGTGGCCCCCTAAAGTCCTTCCGCTATAGCAATGAGGGGGTAAAAGACAAGTCGGGGATCGTTATTCAGGATCAGGTTGATGCAGCGGCGCTGTTCGGCCAGGCCGCCGGGTTCTCTCCGTCGGAAACCCGTAACGCCTTTGAAGGCAAGTCCGCAGTGGTCTCGCATGACCGCGCACTGATGACCAGGCGCCGCACGCTGGTGGAGCAATTTGCTATGGCGGCGATGTCCAAAGATGAGCAAGGGAAGGCGGAGGCGCGGGCTGCAATCGCCAAATTCAACGACAAGAACCCAGAGCGCCGGATCCAGCCGATGCAATTGGCCCAGAGCGTGCGCAATCGTGAGAAGCGGATTCGTGAGGCAGAGGACGGGGTGTACCTGCCGCGCAAGCGCCGAGACGCTCTAGATGTAGGGCGCTTCTCGACCGGCGAGTAAAGTGCGGGCGCACTGTCGGCTGGATTCACCCCGGGCCATTCAGCGCGCTGCGGCTATGATCAATGCATCAAAAGCCCGTCTTGAGGTGTAGGCACATGCGCCCAGAAAAATCATTTGCAGCCCTGCTGCTGGCTTCAGTAGCGCTGCCAGCCTTCGCCAACGAACGGCTGGGCGGAGGCTTTGGCTCTTTGATTGTGGTCGGCCTGGCCATTGCGGTCATGGCTGGGCTGATGTTCGGACTCGGGGCACTTGGCGAATTCGTGAACCGACTCAGCGGCCGGCCTGGTGATAGTGAGTTTGGAAGCTTTGTCGTGATGGTCGGCTTGGTTTGCTCACCATTCGGCGGTGCAGCTTTCGCCATTCTGTCCAGTAATCGCAAAACCACCGTTGAAGACTTCGTGATCGGATCGGTACTCTGGCTTGTCGCGGTCCTGTGGATCGCGTCTAAGCGGCACTAGTCCTGTTTCAGCAGCAGAGTCAACAGTCTCGAAATTGAGTCGGCCGAACCCATCCAGATTTCAGATCCAGTAGGGCCCGCCCAAAATCAGGGTAGCCCAAGCCATGGCTCAATACCGAGCCGTGGTGCAGAGTACGGCGGTCCAGTTCGGCCGTGCTCCAAAGGGTGAGATCTCAAATCCGCTCCTTCTGAGAGCTTCAGGCGCTGGGCGTGCATCTTCAGCATGCTGGGCCTGCTGTTCTGGTTCTGTGCCTCATGGAAGGCCGAGCAATAGCCATCTCCGCTGTGAGCGTGCTGTATGCGCTGGCCTGGAAGAAGGGGCTGTGGATCCATTGGATTCGGCCTGCTGCCAGCAGCGTGCAGGGCGTAGGTTGAGCTTACAACCTTGCCCACGCAAATGAGAGCAGCGTAGTCAAGAGGGCGTTGCAACAGTGCAACTATGAGCGCTCAGTTTTGTGGAGAAACGGGTGGAGGCTCGACCTATACTCGATTCAGATTTGATTTTCAATGCAATGAAGGATGCGCGATGAACTCACAGCAGGCGGTGCAAGATGCATTATTGAAGATAAAGCAATCTAGAGATTCTTTTATTTTCAGCTTGGGAGCTTATGCGCTTCTCACAAAAGAGCCCGCTGCATCTTTGATTTCTGAATACAGTATAAGCGCGACTAATATAGATCTCTCGGTTAATTCTGTGCATGAGGATTTTAAACCAGCGCAGGGGGTATCTTATAGATTTGAATTTGGCCATTCAATTCCTCAGGACGCCGCAATGGCCGTAGTGCAAAACAGTTTCTACTCAATGCTATCTGACTCCTTTGAAGCATGCAAAGCAGCATCGCCGGAGAAAATTAAAGATGAGGGATGGTACTCATTGACTAGACACTTGCGAAATGCCATATCGCACAACGGTAGATGGCATTTTCTTTCGCCCAATGGCTTTCCTGTGGGTTGGAGATCTTTAAATGTAGACTATGCGATGCAGGGGAAATCCATTGATGGCTTCGTCGGCTGGTATGACGGCTTGCAACTCAATGCTGTTATGTATATGTCGATGCAGGATATTGCCAATGCGCCTTGATTTTACATGTTGATTATTTTGGAAGATATGTATTGGTAAATATCAGGCAGGTTATTCATGTCGCCAAAACCGCTGTGCGTGAGTTCTCTGAAGTCCGCAAGAGTTTCTTCTTGGTCTTCGAATTGTTGATGCCAAGAAGTATTTCTGAATATGACAACTCCCTTGGGTGCATCAACAAATTGACCGGCGGTAAGGTCAATAATCAATCCATATCCTGACAGCCAGGAGTGGCTCTGTCTGCGGTCCTCTCCACGCTCTCCATTCACGCACACGAAATCGGTGTGGCCATGGTCGCTAAGAATTGCCCCGCACACTTGTGATGCATCTGTGCACCACCCTCTTGGGAATGGGCCTCCTCTTTTGCTCCAGAGGCGTGAGGGGATCGCTTCAAAAGCGCCATGTATGCGCAGAGCGAGATGTTCTAGATGCTTGGTCATGTCCCAAGTGTATGGCCAAGGTCTTGGCAGGCTCTCTTTCAGTTTTCAGGGTGAGGCAAACGTCCGGACCTGCGCCAGACATTTGGAAGAGGTGCGGATATTTGCCGGTGAGACGCCATAGGCCGGTGAACACTGGCGAGCCCCCCCCGTTGCTCCGCTGCAGCATTGATTCCGAACCCGGCAAAGGGCGGGGGTCTGTGCAGGAGAAGGGGGGCAGGCACGAGGCTCCAGCGCTGCACCTGAGCGGCGACGCCGTGGCCGCCGGGCCGCGACCGGGCGCCTAGTCAATGCGTCCACAGTTTTGCGAAATTGGACCGCAGAAGGATAGCTGTGTGATTTGCGACACTGGCACCTCAACAACTGGAGGCAGCATGAGACACAACAAAGGTCGCCACTCAGACCCTACACCACGGCTTCAAGGGTTGGCCAAGGCCCCTAACCAGCGCAGAAGGCTGAAAGAGCAGCTCGCTGATCCTGGAGTATGCAAAGATTTCAAACGCAGGATCATCCAAGTACTGCAGGAGAGTGAAGCGGCAGCCCCAGAGCTGCGTTAGCCTGGAGGCGGGGGAAGGATCGGATGCGCTTAGCCGGGTGACAAAGGCCTGCTTGCTGGGGACAAATCCGTGGGACATTGGCGCGTATCCCAGGGGGTGCTAGGGTATCAGGAACAGGCCTCCTCACTCTGAAGCCTTGACTCTGTTAGGCCGCTGTATTAGTTCGAGTCCAATCGCGCCTACCAAATTTTCCCTCTGAAGAGAACCAGACTTCAGGATAACAGGGATTTGGTAAGAAACCTCTCCAAGGTTTCTATTTTGAACAAACCGCCTTCTGGGCGGTTTTTTCATGTCTGCGCGGCAGTGATGGACGGCAAACCGGCTCTCGCGAAGCATTCTCAAATAGGTTAACGCGGTTTCTTCATCAAATGCCGCGCCAACGCTTCAAACGCCGGCAACGTTGTTGGGTCATTCGCCGCATTCCCGGCCACCGGGTGTGAGCCATATCGGGCAATGACCATTTCCGCTTTCGGATCTATATAGAGGGCCTGGCCATGCACGCCGCGCGCGGCAAAGGCGCCGTGGTCGTTGTGCGTGATCCACCACATATTGCGATAGCTCCAGCCGGGCAAGAGGGTGTAGCCGGCTTTGGCGAAATCGGCTGGCTTGCCGCCTTGGCGGATGTCGGCGATGGCTGCAGCGGGAATGATCTGCTGTCCGTTGAAAAAGCCCTTGTTGCGGACCATTTCGCCAAAGCGCGCAAGGTCTCGCAGGCCTGTGTTCAAGCCGCCTCCGGCAAACGGGGTGCCGGTTGCGTCTACCGACATATATGCATCCTGCTCGGCGCCCAGGCGGCTCCAGATCCGGCTGGACAACAGCTGCGCGACGGATTGGCCGCTGACCCGCGCGATGATCCAACCGAGCGCATCGGTATTGGCGGTGCGGTAGCCAAAGGCCTCGCCGTGCCGGCCTTGCGGTTGTACGGTTTGCAGAAACTCGTAGTAGCTGCGGGGGCCGCTGAAGTCTTTGGGTTTGGGCAAGGGATTGCCTGCGGCCGCATGGGCCCAGACCTCCGCGGTGGGATCGGCATAGTCTTCGCTGAACCGGATGCCGGTGGTCATGTCCATCACCTGGCGCACGGTGGCGCTGCCAAAGGCTGATTCGGAGAGTTCCGGCACATAGTCCGCCACCTTGCGCTCAGGGTCGAGCTTTCCTTCTGCGACCAGCATCGCTGCCAAGGTGCCGATAAAGGACTTGGTGACCGACATCGCTGCATGCTGGCCATCCGGCTGAAGTGCGCCGGCATAGCGTTCGTAAACGATGCGGCCTTGGTGCAGCACGACAATGCCGTCGGTGTAGTTGGCGGCCAGCGCGTCACGCCAACGCATGGTTTCTCCGGTATCCAGGCGCTTGAATTCCAAGCCGTCGATATCGTCACGCAAAGCCCTCGGCAATGGGGCGGCAGGCCGCAGGCCGCGTGAAACATTCACCGTCGGCATCAGCTCGCGAAAGTGCGCCACACTCCAGCGCATCGCGGGAAATTGGAAATAGGAGCCGTCTTCAAACCGCAGAATGCGGTTCGCAGGCGGCGGCGATCCGACCATCCAGCCCAGTTTGACGGGATCGCTGTCTGCGGCATCGGGGTATGCAGATGCGGGCACCGCTTGCGCTGCAGCCATATGGCAGACCAGCAAAAGCGATGCTGCGCCCAGGCCCGGTGCGCGTTTCAACCACTGCGTTACTGCCATCTGTAGCTCCATTCATGCATGCTCTTCGCAGTATCTTATAGAGCCCAAAAGCATGCTGCCTTCATCTGCCGCAAGCAGTGTGGATGGGTGACGGGAATCATCGCGTTTTGCACGGTCTTCGCATCGAGGCGCTCGCTGTACGGGAGCGCACCAAGGTGGGCGGGGGGACCGGCGCGTACCGGTTCGTCTTGCGTGGCGGTTGAGCCTGTATTCAGGCGGTTGAAGCCAGTCCTAATCCTGCAGGCGCTGCAATATGCATTTTCTTCGAGGGGCGTTGGCCATCTTTGAGGTCAGCCAGATAGCACTGGCCGGGGAAGAACACCGCTTCGACCTCTCGCAGCGACTGCAGGCCAAAACCGGCCAGTTTGAGCAGCCGCTCGGGGTAGGCCGCAATGACTGCTTCCACGGTCGTGATGTTGTGGCGGGCCAGGGCGTTGAATGCGCGGTTGGAGAGCTTTCCTGCAAGCGGGGTGGCGTGCGCAAATGGCGCATCGTTCAGCGGAGACAT